GGTAAATAATGAGTAGCAATGCAGAATATTGGATAAAACGATTTGAAGAACTTGAAAAAGCACAATTATTAAATGATGCCAAATATGTTACTGAATTACAAGAAGCATACGAACGAACATTAAGTTCGGTAAAAAAAGAAATAAATAACTGGTTAGTAAGATTTGCAGTAAATAATCAGATTACTATGAAAGAAGCTAAAAAATGGTTAAATACTCAAGAATTAAAGGAATTAAAATGGGATATAGATGAATATATAAAATATGGAAAAGAAAATGGTATAGATTTAATTTGGAAAAAAGAATTAGAAAATGCAAGTGCAAAAGTCCATATCTCAAGATTAGAGGCTTTAGAAATACAAATCCAACAACAAATCGAAAAGTTATATTATAATGAACAACAAAATACAAATGAATTTATTATTGAATCATACAAAGATAACTATTATAAAACAGCATATGAATTACAGAAAGGATCAAATGTAGCATTTAAATTTGCAGCATTAAATGTTGATGTTATTCAAAAGATTATATCTAGACCATGGACAAGCGATGAGCAAACATTCTCAGACAGAATATGGAAGAATAAAAAGGCTTTATTAGATACTTTACAAAAAGATTTAGAAAAATCATTAAGAGGTGATGCAGAAGAAGTAATAGAAAAAATCTCAAAAGATTTTAATGTATCAAAAGGCAAAGCTGGTAGGCTTGTAATGACTGAATCTGCATTTTTTGCAAGTGACTCTAGAAAAAAGTGTTTTGAAGAATTATGGGTACAAAGATATATTAATATAGCAACATTAGATTCAAAAACATCTGAAGAATGTAGAGAAATAGATGGTACTATATTTGATATGAAGGACTATAAAATAGGTGTTACTGCGCCACCTTATCATATTAGATGTAGAACAACAACTGCTCCATATTTTGAAGATGAATTTGAATTTGGAGAAAGAGCAGCAAGAAATACAAATGGAAAAACATATTATATACCAAGTAATATTACATATAATGAGTGGCTAGAAAAATATGTTTACTCTGACCCCGCAACTAAAAAAGCATTTGAAACAGATATAAAAATGAATAAAAATAAATCTTCTGATTATGCACAGTACAATAGATATAAAGAAACATTAGGAGATGAAGTTCCTAAAACATTTGATAAATTCCAAGAAATGAAGTATAATAATATTGATGAATGGAAAAATTTAAAAGCACAATATTCTGATGCATTAGGAATAACAACAGAAGAAAGAGCAAAAACATATATTAGCAACGTAAATAAAACTATAAATCAAGGAAAGCAAGATAAACATATAATAGGTAGTAACAATTATACAGAAGGAAAAAGTTATTTAACTATATCTAAAGAAAAAGCTCAAGAACTAATTAATCAATATGCTGGAAAAGGTACATTAGAATTTAGTGATAGTGGCAAATGGAATAAAAAAGAAATAATAACAGTAAAAGAACAAATAGGAGTTGTAAAAAATAAAAACGAAGAAATAAAGACTAATAGTTTTAAAATACATTATAGCAAAACTGGAACACACATTGTTCCATATAGGAAAGGTGGCAATTGAAATGAAAGGTAAAAATTTAGAAGAATTATTAGATAAAAAAATTAAGTTAGAAACATTTAGTGGCAATGAATATGAAGGAATAGTTATAGGATATGTACCAGCACAGGATAATGAACCAGAAGTTGAAGAAATAAGTATTAGAAATGAAAAAGATAATAAAACTTATTCAATATTTGAAAATGAAGTAAAAAATATAAAAATACTTGAAAATATTGAAAAATAAGGAAAAAATCGACCGACGAGGATTGGATATAAGGCGATTTTATTTTAAAGGCATATAGTTTTATATGTCTTTTTTTGGTGTCTGTAATTATAGTGGCAGATTAAATGGATTCTTAAACAACCATAACAAAGTTATAAAAGTAGGTATGTATGTTTACATACTTATTTTTTATATATTACGATTTTGTAAGTTGTTCGATAACAACACCAGGTCGGAGGCGTTGCTCCGTATAAAAACACGAATGCCTGAATTGAAAGGAGAACTCATGAAAAGAGAAGAACTAAAAGCTATGGGCCTAACAGATGAACAAATAGAATCTGTTATGGCTAAAAATGGTGCAGAGGTTGCTGCACTAAATACTCAGATTACAACCTTACAATCTGAAAAATCACAATTAGAGAATGACAAGAAAGTTATTACAAAAGAAAAAGAAGATAAGGAAAAAGCAATTGCAGATTTACAAAAGAATAGTATTTCAAAAGATGAATACGACAAAAAGATTAAAGAAATAGAGGATAATGCGAAGAAAGAAAATGAAGAATATATTTATAATGATTTATTAAACAAAGGTCTAGATGATGCCAAAGTGCTAAAAGACAATCTTACAAGAGAAGCGTTTATTGCATTAATAAATAAAGATAAAGATAAAATCAAATTATCTGATGATAAGAAATCCTTAATTGGGTTAAAAGAATTAACAGATAATTATAAAAAGCAAGTACCTCATTTCTTTGAAAAGAAAAAAGCAAGTGGTTATGAACCAATTGATCCCGATGGAAATAAGGGAGATGATGATGGTGATATTAGTATGGCTGCTAATTTCGCTAAAGAGGCTAATAAGAGTGAAAGCCAAGAAATAAAAAGCCAATTTTTTAATTAATTTTAGGAGGTAAAAATTATGTATGTAGAAAAAGAAAGTGTAAAAGAAAAAAATTTCTTAGCTTCAGCTAAGTTTCAAAATTTTACTTACCAAGTAGATGATACAGGAATAAAAGCAGATGAGAAAGGTAAAAAAATAGTTCAAGCAGGAACTGTGTATAAAAAAGATGGAAAGGCAATCGGATTAATATTTGCCGATGTTGATGTAACACATGGACCTCAACCAGCAGCAGTTATGGTAGAAGGTTATGTTATAGAAGCAAGACTTCCTGCAGAAGTTAGTTCAGAAGACAAAGCTACAATGACAGGAATTAAATTTAGATAATCAAACGTAAGGATAGCAAAATGGCTATCTTTTTAAATTTAAAAAATGAATAAGGAGAGTGTATTAATTATGCCAAAAAGTGTATTAGAATTATTTAATCAAAAAGAAGTATTAAATTATTTAAAAGAAAGAAAATTCCCAGCAATGATGGGTGAGGAGTTATTCCCAGAAGTAAAAAAACAAAGTCTTGAATTTGAAGTATTAACAAATGCTAGCAAGACACCAGTAATTGCTTCTGTTCATGGATTCGATACAGAGTCAGAAATTGGACAAAGAGAAGCAGAGAAAAAAGCAATTGAATTAGCTTTAATTAAAAGAAAAATGCAATTAAAAGAAAAAGAAATAATTGCATTAGAAAGTCCAAGAAACGATGCTGAAAGACAAGCATTAATGAAAGATGTTTATAATGATTTCGATAATTTAATTGAATCAGTAAGAGCAAGAGTAGAAAAAATGAGAATGGATGTTATTGCAAATGGTGTTATAACATTAGATGAAAATGAATTAAATGCAACTATTGATTATGGTGTACCAACTGAAAATAAAGTTACAAATGTTGATTGGTCATCTGATACAGCTAATCCAATCAATGATATGATTGCATGGGCCAACAAATTAGATCAAATGCCAGGAAGAGTAATAACTTCAAATACAATTCTTGCTAAAATTTTATCAAATAAAAATGTTGTAAATGCTTTATTTGGAAAAGATAGTACAAGAATAGCAAGTGTTGGAGAATTAAATACATACTTAAATTCTTTAGGATTACCAAGCATTTATACATATGATAGAAAATATAGAAAATTAAATGCAAATGGAACATATACAAAACATAGATATTTCCCAGAAAATAAATTTGTTATGATTCCAAATGAAACATTAGGACAAACAGTTTATGGTCCAACAGCAGAAGAAATAAGATTACAAAGAGATCCTTCAATTGATGTTAGAACAGTTGGAAAAATATTCGCTTGTATGTATGAAGAAGGAAAAGACCCAGTAAGCACATGGGAAAAAGCTGTTGCTACAGCATTACCTGCATTAAGTTGTGCTGAAGATATATTCCAAGCAGAAATAAATATTGGGTAAGGGAAGTCCCCTTACCTAAATTATATTTTAGGAGGTAAATTATAATGATTAGAAGAGTAAGAGTAAAAGGACCAGGAGTTAAATTAGCAAATAAATGGTGTTATATTGGCGATGAAGCTACTGTTGATGAGCAAGAATATGAAAAAAACAAAGAATATGTTGATGTTATTGAAGAAATTGAAGAGCCAAAAACAGAACCAGAAAATCCAGAAGGAGAACAAAATGATGGTACCGACATTAATGACGGTACCAATGATGAAGAAAATTCTGGAGAAAACAAAAATGAAACTAGCGAAGATGAAGAAATAGAAGCATTAAAAGCTAGAGCAAAAGAATTAAATATAAAAGTAACTGCTAACATGAAAAAAGAAACAATAATAAATAAAATAGAAGAAGCTGAAAAAGAAGCAGGAGAGGGCCAAAATCCAGAAGGAGAGTAGGTGATTTTATGTTAGAGGAAATTATAAGTAAGTCTTGCATAGATATAACTACATTTATGACAAGATTAAAAAGAGAACTAAATATAGATGCTATTAAAGATGATAATAAGAAGCAAACAGCAACTGAACAATTAGTATGTGCCATTTATGATACTTTAATTATTATTTTAGATAAAACTCGTCAAAACAAAGTTCCAAAAGGTTTATATACAACTTGGCTTGAAATGATAAAAGATTATTGGTATTTAAATCAATATGATAAAAAATATGTTTTAGATAGCGATTCAGATGACGATGGAAGTGCTAATATAAAAATAAAAAGTATTCAAGAAGGAGATACTACAACAACATTTGCTGATACATCCTCACAAATAAATATTAATGGTACAACATATAATACAGGTACTATTGACTATTCTGATGATATTCTAATAGAAAAATATAAGAAAAGACTATACAAACATCGAAAGATGGGGTGGTAGTATGAATAAGTTTATATTGGCTCATAGAAAAGCAATAGAAAGTAAATACGATTCAAAATGTGATATTATAGAATTACAGCCAAAAGTTGTAAAAAATATTACTAAAAATGAAGAAGTAGAAGTGTTTTCAAATCAGGCTTGTAGAGTTTCTTTTGAAGATATAAATGTAAATACTCAAACTGAAACAGAAGCAAAAAAAGTACAAAAAATTAAATTATTTATTGCACCAGAATTAAATGTAAAACCAGGAAGCAAAATTATTGTGACTGGAAGAGGAAGAAAAATGGAATATAAAAATAGTGGAGAACCAGCAGTTTATGATACTCATCAAGAAATAATGTTAGAGTTATGGAAAGGATGGGCTTAAATGGCAAAATGGGGAAATTGCGATTTTAGTGAGTTAGAGGAACTACAAAAAAAGTTTGAAAAGTTAGCGAAAACTGATATTGTAAAGTTTTGTCAAGATGTTGCAAGAGAACTTGCTGCAAGATTGTTAGCAAAGGTAATTCCTAGAACTCCAGTAGGAGAAGGAACTTTTGAAATGATTGAAGGCAAAAGATATACAATAAAAAGTGGAGGAACATTAAGAAGAGGTTGGACAGCGAATACGGAAGCTGAAGCTGAAAGTGGAAGTGTACCAGATCCAACAACATATGCTAAATCATTAAGAATTCTTAAATTTGGCAATAATTATATTATAGTTGTTGAAAATCCAGTAAAATATGCTTCGTATGTAGAATATGGACATAGACAAGAGCCAGGAAGATATGTTCCTGCTTTGGGCAAAAGATTAAAGCAAAGCTGGGTTGAAGGTAAATATATGTTAACAATATCAGAAAAAGAATTAGAATCACAACTTCCAGCTCTACTAGAAAGAAAAATGAAAAAATATATTGAGGAGTGTTTTAATAATGGTTAAAAATGTAATAAATGAGATTGTACTTGGTATTGCTGATAAAATACATGAAATTTATAAAGATAAAGGGAATTATTCTATTTATACAGATGCACAAAAACAAAATTTAGAAAAACCATGTTTTTTTATTAAAGTTTTAAATGGAGAGGAAACCAAAGAAATAGGACTTCAAAATAAATTTTACAAAGATATGCTTAATATAGTAATAATAGGACATACACTTGATGGAAATACGGAAATATTAAATGATATGATAGATAATTTATATGGACTAGAATACATTAAATTATCAGATAATAGTTTAATAAGAGCTATAAAATTATATCCAAAGATTGAAGATGAAACTTTGCATTTTTTTATAGACTATAAATTGTTTATAAAAAAAGAAGATGATGAATTAATAAAAATGGATGATTATAGTTTAAGTGGGGAGGTAAAAAAAGATGAAAACATCTAAAAAAGAAATAAAAAATACAGAAGATAAATTTTCAAAAGAGCAAATAGTAAAATCAAAAAGGTTTAGAAACAATATTGATTTATTAAATGCTGTTTTAAAAGAAAATAAACAATATACTTTGAAAGAAGTAGAAGAAATTATAAAAAATTTTATGAAAGGTAAGGTGTAATCTATGTTAGGTGGAGGAACTTTTATAAATCAAAATAAAAAATTACCTGGTACATATATTAATTTTGCATCTGCACAAAATGCTTCATCTTCAATTGGAGATAGAGGATTTGCTGCAATGGCACTTGAATTAGACTGGGGAAAAGATGATGAAATTATTGAAGTTACAAGTGAGAGTTTTACAAAAGATAGCTTGAAAATATTTGGATATGAATATGCACATGAAAAATTAAAAGGTTTAAGAGATTTATTCAAAAATATTAAAAAGGGATATTTTTATAGAGTTAATTCTGGAAATAAAGCCTCAAATGATTTGGCTACAGCAAAATGTAGTGGAATAAGAGGAAATGATTTAAGAATTGTCATAAGTAAAAATATTGATGATACAACTAAATACGATGTAAGTACATATTTAGGAACAAAAGAAGTTGATAAACAAACTGTTAAATTAGTAAGTGAATTAGTAGATAATGACTATGTAACATTTAAAATGCAAGAACTTGCAGTTACAGCAGGTAAAGCATTAACAGGTGGAAGCAATGGAGATGTAAATGGAGAAGCACATCAAAGATTTTTAGATAAATTAGAATCATATCAAGTAAATGCTGTGGGATGTACAGCAAAAGATGAGGCTACTTCAAACTTATATGTTGAATATGCAAAAAGATTAAGAGACACACTAGGAATTAAATTCCAAGTAGTTGTATTCAATAATGCTGCTAACTATGAGGGTGTTGTAAATGTAAAAAATACTACTCTTGAAGATGAATCAGCAATAGTATATTGGGTAACTGGAATTATAGCAGGATGTGAAATTAATAAATCAAATACTAATAAAACATATGATGGAGAATATACAGTAAATGTTGATTATACTCAAAGTCAATTAGAAAGTTCAATTGATAATGGAGAATTTATGCTTCATAAAGTTGGAAACGAAGTAAGAGTTTTAGTAGATATTAATAGTTTAGTAGATACTACAAGCGAAAAAGGTGAGGAGTTTAAATCTAATCAAACTATTAGAGTATTAGATCAAATTGCTTCAGATGTTGCAAGTGTATTTAATTCTAAATATCTTGGAAAAATAGCAAATAATGAAGCAGGAAGAACTTCACTTTGGAGCGATATTGTTACTTTGTTTAAAGATTATCAAACTTTACAAGCAATTGAAAACTTTGAAGATGAAGACATAAGTGTAGAAATAGGAAAAGATAAAAAATCAGTAACTATTAATACAAATGTTCAAGTAATTAATGCAATGGAAAAATTATATATGACAGTAGTTGTCGAATAAAAGAGAGCAAATAAAATTGTTCTCTTAATTTTTTTTATAGAGGAGGAATTAAAATGTCTAATATAACAATGAATGCAAAAGATGCCATAAGTGCAAAATTAGCAGAATGTTTTGTTACTATTGAAAATAGAAGATATTTATTAATGCAAGGTAAAGATTTTGAGGCAAAATTTGAGAAGACTAAAAAAGAACTTAATATTCTTGGTAAAACAGGTTCTGGAAACAAATCTACAGGTTGGAAAGGAACTGGAAAAATTACTATATATAAAAATACTTCTATATTTGATGCCTTAATGGAAAAATATAAAAATACAGGAGAAGATGTATATTTTGATATTCAAGTAACAAATGATGATCCAACATCTGCAGCAGGTATTTGTACAATGGTATTTAAAGATTGTAATGTTGACGGTGGAGTTTTAGCATCATTTGATGTAGATGGTGATTTCTTAGAACAAGAAATTAACTTCACATTTGAAGATTTTTCAAACCCAACTAAATTTTTACAATTAGCTGGTATGCAATAATTAGTAAAAATAATAAAAAGTGAAAGGAAAGATAAGATATGAGTTTAGAAAGTTTTATGTTGAAAGAAGAAGAAAAGGAAGTAGAATATGTTGCTTCTACTAGAATTAAAGATAAAGATGGAAATCCAGAAAAATGGAAATTAAGAACTATAACAGCAGATGAAAATGATGCAATAAGAAAACAATGTTATAAACAAGTTCAAGTTGGAAAAAGAATGAAACAAGAATTTGATACTGTAAAATATCTAGAACTATTAGCAGATAAATGTATTACTTATCCAGATTTGCATAATGTTGATTTACAAAACTTTTATAACGAAATGGATTCAATAAAAGTTTTGAAAAAGCATTTACTAAATCCAGGAGAATATGATGACCTTATGGCAGAAATTCAAAGAATAAATGGATATAGTTTAGATGAAGCGGTTGAAGATGCAAAAAACTAATTGAAGAAGGTGATAGTGATGCAGTATATGCTCATTATTGCCTTCAAAAACTTCATATACTTCCACATGAATTTTTAGATTTAAAATTCAAAGAGAAAGCCTTTGTTATAGCATCTATAAAAATTAGAATAGAAGATGAAAAGAAAGAGGCAGCAAAAATGAAGAAAAAATAAAAACTATATCTTATTTTTTCTAAAAGGAGGAGAATATGGCTACTATAAGAAGTTCAATAGTGGTTCAAGATATGGCTTCCTCTGTATTCGCAAGAATAAATTCGAATCTAAGTAAAACAACAAGAGGATTCAAAAATTTAAATAATGAAATGTCTGTTGCACCAACTAAAGCGATAAATAATGCAGAAAAATTAAATTCATCAGCCTTACAAACAGAATTAACATATCAAGCAGAATTGCAAGTATTAAGACAAGTTGAAGCTGAAGCAAAAAAAATAATAGCTGCAGAAGGAACACAAACAGCAAGAGCACAGGACATAATTGCTAGCGTTAGAGAACAGAGAGCATTAGTACAAAGTTTAAAAGGTAATTATGATAATGTAGCAAAAAGTATAAAAGATGGACATAATAACCAAGAACAATTTAATAATAGTATAAATACTGCTAATAATAATAGTAATAGACTTTTAAGCACTATTAAAAAAATTGCAGTTGCTATTGGAGGAATAACAGCTCTTAAAAATATGGTTGATTTATCAGATACGACTGCAAGTAACAGAGCAAGGTTGGATTTAATAGTTGATGATAATGGCAGTGTAGCTGAATTAGAGAATAAGATTTTTGCAATGTCTAATAGGACTAGATCAGATTTTCTTGCTACGTCAAATGTAGTATCTAAACTTGGAATATTAGCAGGTGAGAATTTTAAAAATAATGATGAAATAATAGCATTCACTGAACTAATGAATAAAAACTTTGCCATTTCTGGAGCAAGTATTCAAGAGCAAACTTCTGCTATGTATCAATTAACTCAAGCTATGGCATCTCGGTAAACTACAAGGAGATGAATTCCGTAGCATTATGGAAAATGCACCTTTATTGGCTGAAGCTATTGCAAAATATACAGGAAAATCTAAAGGAGAACTCAAAGAGTTATCATCTGACGGACTAATTACATCAGATATTATTAAAAATGCAATGTTTGCTTCTGCAGACCAAATTAATGCAAGATATAGTAAAATGCCAATGACCTGGGGACAAATATGGACTAGAATGAAAAATGTTGCTATAAAGGCACTAGATCCAGTATTAGTAAAAATAAATCAATTAGCAAATAATGAACAGGTACAACAAATGTTTTA